CACTTCCCAGATGGGCTAGGTGCTGGACTGGGGGCAGGTGACTGCTCAAGGCCTGTGGCACCAACGAGTGCCCATGCCCATCCCATCGACTGCCCTGTCGGCTGTTGCCCGATCGCGATCGATGACAAGTACGTCAGCGCGAAGGCGATGATCGCTGCTACGACTCTCATTGTCCAGTGACTTCCCATCCCGTGCTCCAATTGATGATTCGTGGTTGGAATCCGTTGATGCCCGTCACGGCGTAACTATCGCCTTGAGAGAGCATCCTGTTAGCTGTCGATCGATTGACCCACCAAGAGCACTTGGCCACCTCCGGGTTGGCTCCGAACTCAGCAGCGTTATCCTCTCCCTCTGAGTTGCCCCAAGACTGCATATTGGCCACGCCTACGGCCTCTCCGTCATCGTTGTACTTGACGCCGTAGAACGTCATGCAGTGATACCAAGTCCCCCTAGCATCCTTGAATCCGTCGCTTCGCCTCTTGCCGTCGAACCCGACGTTCGAGCAGACTGCGATCGCATAGCCCGACTCAAGCATCCGGACTGCATCTTCAAACGTCTTGACCTGAATGACTTCACGAGCAGGATACTTCTTGGCGATGGCATCGAGCTTCCCTTCATCTCGCTCACCGCCGCATCCGAAGTTGCCCCAGTTCTTGGCCTTCTTGGCGTCGTAGCGAACCAAGTTGTGCTCGCTGATTCCGGTGAGCTTCGAGTAGTCTTGGCGAGCGATGTAGCCCCACTTGCTAGCCCATTTTGCAGCAGCAGCGCCGTAAGATCCGTCGCTCCATCCACCGCGACTCTTACCGACAGCCTCGACCCTCGATCCGCCGTAGATCGGTTCGGTCGCCATGACGCCAGGCCATTCGATGCTCACCGACTTGGTGACGATGTCCACCGCCACGACCATAGTCCCCGCAATCTCCCATCCCCACGAGACGCAGTCGCCAATGCCTTGTGTAAAACGCTTCCACCCTGGTTCTAGTTTGAGCAGTGCGTCCGTCAGCAGGAACGTTCTCTTGGTTCCACGGAACCGAAGTCCGTCGAGTGCGACCCTCTGCTCCTGCGTCATCCGATTGACCGCTGTCAAAGGATCGTCAAGGATTCGCTCGACACCTTCCGGATTGGGAACCCAGCCTTGTGGCTTGTTCAGGATTTCAAGGCTCATCGACTTACCTCGTCAAGAACTGTGGCTGAACCGAGGAGTATCTTTGCGATCGCAATCCTGCGTCCGGATTGATCGATCTGGTCGCCTGCTGAACCTAACGCAGCGAAGGCTGGTCCAATTGCAGACCCAATCACGTCGCCTCCGCTGACAGCCTGCGACGGTGCCCGGACTATCAATTCCCTGAGACGGTCAATGTCGGCCATCGTCTTGAGCCTTGGGCCGGAAGGCTTGGTCGCATCCTGTTCTATGACGCGAGCCATGCCCAACAGCATCCCAGACCAGATTGCAGCGTCAGCCTTGCGTGCAGAGAAACCGTTGGTGAGCAACTGCCGGATATTCGGGTCAACGTCAACTGGAGGCAACGGGGGAGGCTTTGGTGGCCCTGGAGGCTCCGGTGGTTTCGGAGGCGATTCCTCTCCAACTTTTACTGCGATCGAGGACTGGTCGATGTTCGCTGTCCTGTCAGCAACAATAACCTGAACTCGATACGTTCCTGGCGTTCGGGTTGCAAAGATGACCTGCTTCCCGAACACGAAAGACCGGCCTACCAATCGCTCGTCAACAACGAACCGGAACCCCTCTCCGACAGAGGGCTCGGCATTGATGACAATGAGGTCGCCTGGCTCTGCCTGAGTAGGACCTTCGACAACAGCCTTGACCTCCGCGAAGCAGATCGAAGGCAAGAGCAGCAAGACTGACAGGAACCGGAACATGATGATCTTCTGTTGTTAAGACTGGAAGCTTAGGTGATATACACAATGCGACCCCGGGGTCGCATTACACCCCTATTAACAACTTGAGGATGATCGGCAGAACCTGCTCTATCAGGATTTTGAGGATTGCGTTCCAGTCGACCGCAGCAATAACGTTCCCACTGTCGTCCACTCCGATCGCATCGGACTCGACCAGTTCCGCTCTTGCCCGCTCCAGGATGGCCTTCTTCTGCATCTTTCGCAGAGGACCATTCCCTTTCATGATCCGTTCCAGACGACCTCGCTTAAACTCCGAGATGTCTGCATCCTTGATCGCTTGACTGAGCAGCACTTCGAGTCGATCGTCGCTGAACTGGTTGTCGCCGAAGATCTGTGGATTTTCCGTGACTTGAGGCTGTAGGACGACACCGTCTTGAGCAATCGCAGAGCAAGCCGTACAGGCCAAGATCAAGGCCAAGAGCAATCTGAACATGATATTCCCGATGTTTGAGAAGCATCTTCGGGCAGCGGTTGTGCCCGACTCAACATGAGGATAAGTGTCTGTCCAGTTCGTGTCAATCAATTCACGAAACTAACGTCCGGTTTTAATGGCGAAGTTTATGTCGTGAATTGCGTTTCGGAACTGATGATTCGGGAATCCAGTTGCGGGATATTCCCTGATCGACACCGATGCTCCCGATCGCTTGAGCGTTTCGTAGGCCTGACCGCTTGAACGGTACGTCAGCCTGTCTCCTTGAGTCCGGTAGATCGTGACCTTGGCTGAAGTCGACCTCGGGAACTGGATCGGTCCACCAGGAGAATGAGCGTGAATAGCGACAACATTGTCGTATTTCCCCATCTCGATTGCTCGCCTTGCTCCGAATGAGAACCCGACGATCGTGACGGGTCCGTTATGGCTCCGAATTGCCGACTCTAATCGCTTGGCATCGAGCAGCGGCCGAAAGTGCCTGACTCTTGGCAAGTGGCCTGAGATGGGCGTTCCTAGCCCTCCAACCGCAAAGACAACGGGCTGCCCGGGTTGTTGTGCCCGAGCAGCCCACGGCGTCAGCAGGACCAGCAGAATGGCTAGCCTCATGGTGCAGCCAACGCTGCTGCAATCTCGGCTGCGGCTGGTCGACTGTTGCAGATCATCCCGAGGATCGTCTGCTGCTGGCCTGACAATGCAGTACCGGCTTCGACCGCAGTCTCGATCCCCAACCCGATCGCTCGGTTGGCAGACATGAACTGAAGCCTTCGAGCGGTATCCGTTTTCAGGGTTCCGCTACCGGCATCGACGACATCGGCAACGTCGTCTCCGGCTGCTTCCGACTTGAGTCCATAAGCAAGTCGGCGACGAGCATAAACTGACAATGGCATGGCTACCTCTGAGGTCCGTGTTTGGCAATGACTTTTTCCCGCAACTCCGACTTCTTCAGTCGTTTGAGCGACGGGTCCTGCTTGATCATCTTATCAGCATACTGCTTGACAATGTCGTCTGCCAACGGAACGCAGTTTTTCGGGTCTAGCGGATCGTTTTCGGGTTGCCTGCCGGTGGCTCGAACGCCACCCTCGGATGACCAACCTCTCTTGTCCAAGAGTTTCTTGATGTACGACCGACCCTGTGCCCGGGAGACGTATGCCTCTGGGTCGCCCTTAAATCTGGCAAGGTTCGGGAAGTAAACCGCGTTCTTGTCCGGAACGAACCCGTGTCGCTTGCTAGCCTGAAGGTTCCTGTCCAACGCCTTCTGACTGCCGAATTGCTCGTACAGCGGCTGCATCCCCTGGAAGAACGTATCGTCCGTCGAGAGCACCGGACCCTTCCGGAGCGACACCATCGAGGCCAATTTGTCGCCCTCCCCAGACACCCTCATCCGGAGGTACTGTGCCCCACGGGTGACGATCCCGGTCAGCGGCTCCATGCACCGAGACAGCAACTCCCGGTCTGCGTCCGGGTAGCCTTTCCGGATTTCCTCAGCGTCCGGTGGTGCGAGCAATAGATCCCTGAACTCTATCCAGTCTGGGTTGGACTTGATGAACTCGCTGTAAAACTTCTTGATTGCCTTCTTCATTGTGGTTTCCTCGGCATTTGTTGTGCCTGTCGGAGTTTCGCTTCGTGAATCTCTCGCCCCTGCTGCATCATCGCCATGTGCTTGGCCTGACCCTGGAGGATCTCCGAGAGGGTCTTGGCTTCACTCGTGCGAAGATCCAGTTGGCTTTTGGCTGCATCGGACTCCATCTGCATCTGGGCCTTCTGGGCCTCGATTGCAAGCTCTGCCTCAGACATCTGGCCTGACGCCATTGCGGCCTGTGCCTCCGCTGCGGACTTCTGGGCATCGGCTTCGACCTGTGCCAACTGGGCTTGCTGCATCCTCTGCTGCATCTCTGCCTGCATCGGGTCAGGTTCCTGCGGAGGAGGAATCTCTGCACCTTCAAGGTCCGCATCGTGGTACTCAGCCCACTTCCGCATCAGGAAGTTGAACGGTTCGTAGTTTCCGGACGCCGCTCCGTACTGCTGCATGATCGGCAGGAACATCCCGGCAATCTGCTGGAAGTTGGCGATGTCCCTGTCTCGGTTTGGCCTACGGATCGATGCCGACTCGATCGTGTACTCGAACTGGCGAGTCACCAGTTCCACGTCCGTATTGACGATTAACTGGTCCCACAACGCTGCGCCGTACTGGCCGAACATCGGAGCCACGTCCTCGCCCCGGACGAACCATCGGGTCACAAAGGCTTCGCTCTGGGCAACCCTGCCCTGCCACTTGACCACCTGCTTCTGCATGAACTCCGGCCGGGCAGACACGGCACGGGACTTGGCGACCGTCTCCTCGGCTGTCCTGTTCTGCGTTCCGTCCTGGTTCAATCCGTAGACGAACTGGGTCAAGCCAACTCGCTTGTCGAACATGTCTGAAACGAACGCGATCAACTTGGACATGTCCTGCCTGGTTTCAGGCTGCTGAAGGACTGTGATCGCCTTGCTGATGTCGTCCACGCCGAACGGAGTCGGAATGATCTGTTGATCCTCGCCGTTCATCAAGTAGTCGCGGTAGTGCTCGACGTGCGGAGAGGCTACCGCCCAGAAGTCCCTGCTGCTCGTCCACACTCGGTTGGCAAGCCACGAGACCAAGAAGTTCAGCAACTTGAGTTCTCCCAGTCCGGGAGCCAGCGGTGCGATCGGCCACGAGGACTGAGGATCGTGATAGAAATCGAGAAATTCGACCGGCCACCTGTCGTCTGCCCATAGTGGAACCGGCCACGAGAAGGCGTTCCTAACGTCGTCGTCCGTGGCTCCTGCCCGGAACTTAGACGTGGGCATGTTCAACGGCCACGGCACGTCAGGACTGATCGCCAGATAGGCGTACTGCCCGACCACGTTCTCCATGTGGTTCTTGATGCCCTCCTCCATCGAGGTGTATCTCGCTCCACAACCAGCCTTGGAGTAGATCTCGTACCAGACGATGTTGTCTCCGGTCTGGCCTGCTTGCCGTCTGGCATCGCCTTCGTAGTCTGTATCCCACTCGGAATGCGACCAAGAACTCTCCAGAGTTGACTTGTTCTTCAGGCTGTCTCGCTCCAGCCCGAACCGCTTCTCGACCTCGTAGTGAGGCTGGACGTGTCGGATAGCCATCCACCGACACTCGTCGATCTGATTGAAATCTGGATCGGTCAGAACGTCGTAGGGATCGATGTAGAACGCTCCGGTCAGGGTTCGACCCGAACCTGGCATCTTGTAGTTTCGAGGCGTCAGGCAGCCTCTGCCTTTGATCAGAGCGTCGATGACCGCTCGCTCCGAGTGCCCCTCAAGACCACCGGAAGGCATCTCCCGTGGTGTGTAGTTGAGCCAGCCAGACATCAACGCTGCAACAGCCTCGTCCCTAGCATTCTCTGCCTGCTGTGCCTGCTGGAACTGCTGATATGCCATCATGCCTTGCTCGTCCGCACCAAAGATCCCCGGTGGGAGTTGCAACTTCCTCTTGGACTTGACCGTCCTGTGCGGAGATTCCCACATTAGGTTCGGCCCGAAGATAGCAACCAACTCGAACGCCTTGTTGATTGTGATCCTGAACCTCGGCAACTTGACGTTCTTCCAGAACTTCTTGCTGTATTCAGGGTCCCACATCGCTTGGGCTGAATTGGCGTAGAACATCGTGCATTCCTCCGCGATCTCCATCCATTGAGATCTACCCTCTTTCGCCCTCTCGATCTTAGAGATCCAGCCAGCGACAACCGGTCGAAGGAAGTCGTATTCTAGTACCTTCTTGTCCATGTTCTTTACTTGGTTTTCGCAGTAACCGCATCGTTGTGAGCGAGGTTACGTTCGGCCTCGGCTCGTTGTGCAGTCAACTCTGCTAGGTGGAGATGGTAGTGCTCTTTGGGAGGCTTGGTGCCTTGTGGATAATCCCAGGAACCGGAGTCGATCGAGACGCTGTTTGCTCGCTGTAAGTGAATCGGGTGCGAAACGTGGTGCGAGGACCGCTTGTGGGACGGCATCCCGAACGGAGGGAACACGACGAGTGTCACCCGCCCTGGTCCGTCAATTCGATTGACAATGCCCGGAACAGCATCCTCGAACGGACGCTCAGGATTCTGCCTCGCAGCATTGAACCAGACGACCGTCGTGCCAACCGGAGGGGTCGGGTACGGCGACTGTTCCAGTTGCTTCAGTTCTTCGATTCGACGCTTGATTGCTTCGGACGACATGATTACCTCGATTGTTACGAAAGTTACAAAACCTGAACGGATACAAACTAGACTCCAGCACCGAGCGTGACAACACCTTGCTCCTCGGTTTGGCCTCGAATTAACTGCATGGCTTTTCGGTACGCACTCGACCCTTGGCGTCTGTAGAGCGTTGGCTCGACGTAGGCCGTGCCCTCGATAAACAGTTGCTCCATGTGCGCTGCGGCGTATTCCGTGCAGGCCATCAAGTCGTACAGCCTCGGGTTGGCAGGCTCGTCCAGCACGGCATCGGAGTCAACGACGCGAGAATCCCGCTTCTTCATGTACTTGGTGAACTCACGCTTCGTCTCCGGACACTTGTCGTCAATGATCATCAGCGACGGAATGCCTACACCAGCCACAGGCTCCATCAAGTTTCTGACCGCTCGATACCGGGTCGTAGGAACGTCACACCCAGGCATGAAGTCGTAGCTCGTCTGGCGAGACACCAGCCCAGCACCACGGAATGCCATCGAGAAGTGCATCCTCGTGTTCGTGTCCCTACCCGCGTGCGTCTGCCTACCTGCCCGATTGTCGATGATGTGGCACTCGTAGTGCTTCGACCCACGCCTGTTCGATATGGCCTGTGCGATCGCCTCGGCAGTCATTCGCTTACATACCAACTCCCACTCGCAGATCATCACGTTGCCGACGAATACACCATCGATTTCATGCGGAGGAATGGCCCACGACTGTATCCCTGTCCGAGTGTGAGATGGGTCCATGATCAGGTATCGAGTCCAGTCGTTCGGCAACTCGCCAAGCAACTCGTAGATACTACGAAGTTTCAGATAGGCATTGGATCTCGTTGGTTCGTAGATGTGTGCATCATTCTTCCTGCGAAGGCAATGAACGTGATGGTCGAACGTGTACATCGAGTACGCATCCATGTTGACTTCGCCACGGTCTCGACGTGCAATCTCCTCCTCGCTGCCCATTCGCTCCAGAGACGCTTCTTTGTTCTCCTGCGATATGAACGGGTTCTTGCTCATGATCAACTGAACCCGCTGAATCCTTGGGTTCTCCTGGATCGAGCAGAGTTCTGCACGTTCAATCAACGAGATCAAGGCAGGGTTCTTCATGTGTGGCCAAACTGACCACAACAGCCACCCGTTCTCGTCCGTCAGACGGTCCTGCCATTCCTTGACGTGATCCGAGAACGCAACGTCCTCATCAATCCAGATACCAGAGATGGCATCGCCTTGCTTCGGCTGTGGACTCGTAGACGGGTATGCGTAGATCTTGGCACCATTTGTGAGTTGCACGCTCTTGAACATGTTTCCTCGCTTGTCCTCCCATTCCCAAGAATCTTGAATGATCATCCTGTCTGGGATTAAAGGCTCGGTAAGTTCAGACTCGCCGTTGCGAGCAGTGTCTGCCTTGCTAGCACGATTGAATGACCTCCAAAGACCTGTCTTTTCGTCTGGGATGCAGCGGAATTGTCCACCCATGCCAGACTGGAACAACAGCCTGTGGATCGTCTGGCCTATGTGGTTCCAGTCGTATCCGATTACCCAGTAGATTCTCGGGTAATTCTCATTCGCTACAGGCCACCGTGGTTTGAACACCTTGCCTGTCGAGTCCTTGATCGGGATACCAGTGACACGGCTGGCAAACTCCATCGCAACGCTCACGGACTTGCCGCTCCGCTTCCCCCCAGATACAAGCAACTCGATCGCCGTGCTGCTGTGAATAGGCTCCTGCTGCTCGTAAGGGGTGTAGACCCGAACACCCTCGCGAGCACGCCTGTTCTGCTCGATGCTGATCTCGGCTAGGCGTCTGAGGTCCGTCATGTCGAAGTCTCCACGCCGACAGTCTTAGCAATCGCTTCCAACTGCTCATCGCTGGAAGTCTCCTCGATCTTCAAGCCTAATCGCTTCATGCTCTGATTGATCGTGGACATCTTGGTCGGATCACCAGACGCCTCCAGCAGCATTTGCATGAAGGCTAAATCCTGTTCCCTTCGGATCTGCTCGTCCGTCAGCCTGCGTATGTCACTCTCGCTGTCATTCGCTTCGACGTTCAGATGCAGTTTGATGATCTGTGCCATCAACGCAGCAGCAGATGCAGGGACCTGCTTCCGTTCGCACAACTGGTCAACGATCCACACAAACTTCGATGCGAACCCCGTAGGACCGCCATAGAGTTTGTAGATCTCTGCGATCAGGTCCTTGACCTTCGGCATTGCAGCCACCGATCCGGTGGCGTTGACTAACTGATCTGCGATGTCCTTCGTCTGTGCTTCGAGTCGCTTCTTGACCTTGGCTATGTCAGCCCCGGTCAAGCAATACTCGCAAACGTCACCGTCGTCGATCGCTGGGAACTTGTCGATAGGCCACTGGTTCCCACAGGACTCGCAGGTCTGCAAAGCCATTGGACATCATCCTTGTCGGTTGACCTGAATGTGGACGATGCTGCCTTCTGCAACGCACTCGCAGTGCTTCAGATTCCACGTAAGGAAGTCGTCTGAAAAAGCCTTGGCGTGCTCATCGCTCTTAGTGAGCACTAGCATCTTGCCACCTTCCGTGACGTGCTTGAGTGCCTCAATGGCGTCAAAGGCGTTCTCTGGCTGGATCTTAGAGTACGAGTAAACGATGAGGTCAACGTCTTGTGGCTCAAACTTGCTGTAATTCGCCATCAAGATTTCTGCATATCTACCTCCGTCTTTCGTAGACGCCGAACTTCCGATCCTCTTTTCCTGAATGTTGGCTGCTGTCTGATTATCGACAATTCGATAGCAGTCAATGTTTTTGTTTTTGCAGATAACGGAATGCGAGACGATTCCTGTCTGGTCATTAAGCGTTATCACTCTCGCATGGCCAGGCGCTGCAATGCCCGAAGCGATCTGATTGACTCGCTCCAGCGACTCCTTCGATACGCCCTCCTTTGATAGATCCACCTTTTCGCCAAGAACGATCTCGGTCTGCTGGACCGGCTCATGCTCTGGCTCGTCCTCTCGGATTTCCATGATCGGCCCTTCATACGGAGGTAGCGAATCGGTCGTGTCAACGTAGACGCCCCTGTCGTGGACAGAGACGTTGCTCTCGACTGCGTGACGGAACATGTTGCAGACCGCCTCGATCGGAAGGTTCGTTGGCTTTCCGACGCACTTCGGCTTCCAGTGACCTGCCCACGAATCCCAGTTGCAGAACACGACAGGCTCGCGATGCTTGAGCACGCCTGCCAACTGGATCTCCCGAGTGTTCGTCACGTCCTCGGTACTCTCCTTCTTCGTCCTGCGGTGGTCGGTCTCGTAGAAGAACCAACCCTGCCTGTTGAGCAACTGAATCGCTCGCTCCTTCGTGTGTTTGCCTGCGAGCAACTCGTCGAGGATCTGCTCCTTCGGGTACGTCGGAGGGAACAGGTCGAAACTGTCCATCGAGTACATGATGACCCCGGTCGGACCCGCTCCGATCGGATGAATCCCAGTCATCATCGCCGCATGGTCACGGCTGTACGGCGTCAGTTCGATCGGTCCCAGCGGAGCGTCCGGATCTCGGGTCTCCTTGTTGCCGAAGTAAAAGACGTAGACGTTCTCCAAACCGCCTCGAATGTCGTCCGGTGGAGGCCCGCAGTACGGACAACAGACCACCGTTGGCAACCCGTGGATCTTCCTCTGGTACAGGAAGTGGAAGCTCGAATCCCAGAAAGGCTTCGCCTCTGGATTGTGACCGACGTACTTGTCGATGAAGTTGTCCGAGTCGAGCATGATCAGAACGTCGTAGCCATTGTCCTTGGCGTACTGAACGATCTTGTTTCGCTCTACGTCCAGCGGAATGTCGCCGAACCTGCCCCAGTCAAAGCGTCCTACACGCTCGTCCTTGCTGGCCTTGAGTGCCGTCTCGGCAAGCCAGTCGGAATGGGATGGGATGATCGTTGAAACGCTACCGTTCCCGCCGAAGGTGAGGAACGCAACGAACACGTCTAACTTAGGAACCTGCATTGTTGGCAGCCTGTGTTGGTGAAGTGAAACTAATCTCCGAACCTAATTGCGTC